GGGCAAGACTCCGGACCAGATCGAAGAGATCCTCCGGAAAGCTGTTTAATCAACCTATTTCTTTTGGAGAAGAGCTATGACCACGATTCCTTACGGTTCCCCGCAGGCGGTACAGATCCAGTCCGCTGGGCTGTTTGCTGCGAATATGCAGCGCCCCACCATCATCAACCGGCTTACCGGTAAACTGCCGCAGCAGTCCGACGCCGAGAGCAATCTTCGTTTCCAGAGTTCCAACGAGATGCCCATCGTTCGGTGCATGGACCTGATGAAGAACGCCGGCGATGAAGTTACCTTCGACCTGATCAACCCCTTGGGCGGTAAGCCAATCATGGGCGAGGCGGTCGCCGAAGGCCGCGGCCAGGCGATGACCTTCAGCCAGGACTCGCTCCGGATCAATCAGTGCCGGTACCCGATCTCCGCCGGCGGTTCCATGACCCAGCAGCGGACTCCGCACCAGCTCCGGTCCCTGGCCCGCGCCCTTGGCAAGAACTACATGGACCGCCTGCAGGACCAGCTCTGTATCGTTCACATGGCAGGCGCGCGCGGGTTCGCCAATGATATCGAGTGGGCCGTGCCCCTGGCGTCCGATGCCGATTTTGCGAGCATCTGCGTGAACACGGTCAAGGCCCCGACCTACAACCGGCATTTCATGTCCACCGGGTCCGGCCTGGAGCATATCAACCTGAACGGCGGCGATGTTGACTTCGCCACCACCGATATCATGAACATCGACCTGGTAGACGCGCTGCGGACAAAGCTGGATGGCATGCCGCTTCCTCCTCCGCCCGTTCGGTTCCCGGACGACCAGATGGCCACCGACGCCCCGATGCGCGTTCTGGGCGTTTCCAGCGAACAGTACACCTCGATCGTCAAGTCCACCAACTTCCGGACCTGGCAGGCGAACGCCATGGCCCGCGCCTCCATGGCCAAGAACAACCCCTTGTTCATGGGCGAGGCCGGCTTGTGGAACGGTATCCTGATCGTGAAGATGCCGAAACCGATCCGGTTCTATTCGACCAACGCCATGCTGTACTGTGCCAGCGCGACCTCGACCACCGAGTCGTCCGGTACGGTTCCGGCCGCTTTCTCCACGACCCATGCCGTTGACCGGGCGATCCTGCTCGGCGGCCAGGCCCTGGCGGAAGCATACGGCAAGGCTCGGCAGACCGGCAACCCGTTCTTCTGGAGCGAGAAAGAACTGGATCACGGCGACAAGCTGGAAGTCCTGATCGGCATGGTTGGCGGGAAATCGAAGACCCGCTTCCTGATCAACCACGGGACACAGGAAGAATACACCGACTTCGGTATCATGGCGATTGACTCTGCCGTTGAGCTGGGCGTTTAAGTAGCTGTTCTCTTGAAATAAGCACGAGGCGACCGGAGGGGACCGGGAACCAAACAAATAAAATTCCATGGAGGAATTGAGATGGCGACCATTACCGCAAGCAATGTGAACAACAAATTCAATTTCGGCGGGGTGCCCTATGGCAACCTGTCCGCGGTTGGCCCTTTTAACCTGACGACTGATGCCTCTGGTGTCTTCACCGCCAGCAACGACGCCACTGCCGTTGTCCAGAATGACGTGGTTCGTCTTGGCGTTCTGAAGGCCGGCATGAAATTGTACGATTACCTGTCGTACATCTCCGACGCTTTCACCGCGAACGTGACCGCGAAGGTCGGCTTCGCCTATGTCGACGGTGTCGACAGCACCGCAGTCCCGCAGGACGACGACTTCTTCGCCACCGCTTTGGCGATGGACAGCGCCGTGACCGCCCGCAAGACGACCGCTACCAAGCCTGTCACCCTCCCGAAGGATGCATACCTGATTCTGACCATCGCCGGCGCCGACTGTGCGGCCGTTGGTGTCCAGGATATCTACGTTCTCGCCGAGATGGGCGGCCAGCCGTAAACTGAACGATAACCCCGGCGCCACCACGGCGCCGGGTATCCCAAAGGAGGATAAAGTGAAATCAGCAGATATTGCAAAGATTGTGAATGTCGCGATTCAGGCGACCAGATTGGACGACGAGAACCCGGCGATTATCGCGTGGGACGATCTCTCCGAGGAAACCCGCGGCCGGTACGAGACCGGGGTCAACTTTCATCTGGCTAACCCCGAAGCGACGGCGGCCGACGGCCACAAGAATTGGCTTGAACGAACGGTAGGCGTTCCAGACAAGACCCGGGAGGAGTTCGATTCGCTTTCCGCCAAAGAGAAGACGGAGCGGGTCCTGTTCATGGCCATCGTCAAGGAATGTTCCAAGGTCCAGCCGGAGATCAAAGTGGTCAAGATCGCCGCCCCCGCCCCGCAACTGGTTCAGGCCTCGAAGCTCCCCGTGAAGTATATCGGCCACCGCGCCCAGTACCGGGATGGCATCTATGGGACCGGCATCATCTGGAAACAGGGCGAGGTGATTCTGGTCGATGAGCCGAGCGCCAGGAAGATGCTCAAGCATGCCGATGTCTGGACCCTCGCCGCCCAGGAAGAGCAGGCCAAGGAGGCTCCGGAAAAACCGAAGGAGAAGGAGGATGAGACTGAAGAGAGTGTTCAGGCCGCAAAGGACTCAGTCGCAAGAATGGGCAAAGCGGCCATGTTGCAGTACGCGGAAACGAACTTCGCCGGGGTCAAGATCAACCAGAACATCGGGATCGAAAAGCTCCGGGAGAAAGTCTACGGGCTCATTGACCGATTCGGCGTTGCGAAATGAACCTCGTCGAACTGATAAGCCAGTTCCGGATTCTGGCCAGGGACACGGTAGCTCCGTATCTTTGGAGCGATGCGGAGCTGGTTATCTGGTTCGCGGAAGCGGAAGAGGAGGCGATAGCCAGAAAGCGGCTCATTCGGGACTCCCGCACCCGGGCTATCGCCGCCCCATCCAATCTGGCACTGCTGGAGACGACGGGGTCGCTGGCGACTGACACCTACTCCTACATGGTCACAGCGATCAACGCTTCTGGGGAAACAGAACTCAGCGACCTGGAGACGATTGTCGTTGGCGCAAGCGCCGGTGTCGTCTTGTCATGGGACGCTGTCCCCTATGCTACCGGATACCGTATTTATGGCCGGTCCGGGACGGACGATGAACTCATAGCAGAAGTAGCCGTTCCCATCGTTACCTATACCGACACCGGGGCTCGCACTCCTGACGGCGCCCAGCCGACAGAGAATACCACTTACGACCTGACGAATATTCCGCTCGTTGCCGACGAATCGTATGTCCATCTCCATGAATGTATCCTCGAAGTGACAAAGGCCTCGAACACCGACGGCACGACAAAGGTCGATATGTACATCACCACCAGGGAAGAGCTTAACCGGCTTTTCCCCGGCGGGTGGGAAGATCTCGATGCGGCGCAGCCGAGGTATCTTGTCGTCGAGGATACCCATGGGTTTGTCGTCCCGACTCCAGACCAGGCGTACACGATGAACATTGCCGTCGTCCGCGCCCAGGTCAACCCCATGAGCAGCATTGTCGCCCCCATCTCTGAGCCGGAGATCAACAGGCGGCATCACATGAAACTTATCGAGTGGGCGCTGCACAAGGCGTATGCCAAGAAGGATGCTGATACCTACGACGAAAAGCGGTCCGGATCCCATCTCCGTAGTTTCGAGAAATACTTCGGCTATAGCCCCGGCGCCGGCAGGAGATTGTCAGCCAATGCGAGTGCGCCCCACAAGGTAAGGAGCCATTGGCGATGAAAATAGGCCCGTTCCCGAGGGGGATGAATAACAAGGCGGAAGACCATGATCTCCCGAAGGGATGCGCCAGAAATCTCGTCAACGTGGACATCCCTCCATCTGGACGGCCACGAAGCAGAGGCGGCTACGACAAAGTCTATTCTGGCATGAACTGCCGCGGCGGGTTTGATTGCCCGTCCGGGATATTCTTTGTCGAGGGCGCACAACTGAAGCGGTTCAATGCGAACGATACCGCGACCGTCCTTTTCTCCGGCGTCTATGGCGATACCCTGACATTCGAGTACGAGAACGGGATCGTCTATTTCTCCGACGGGTCGATCGCCAAGAAGATTCTCGCCGACCATTCGGTCGTGACCTGGGGCATGGATCCGCCGCCGGCATTTACCCTAGTTGGCGTGGCCGGTTCGTTCGGCAGCGGCGTCTATACAGCGGCTATGACCTATGTCGATGCCAACGGTGTTGAATCCGGGGCCTCTGAAATATCTTCGTTCACTGCCCCTGACGATTCGACAGGGATCAAGTTCATTTTCTCGAACGCCTCGGACGACCCGCAGGCAGTCGGGATGAACCTCTACTTGAGCATGCCGAATGGTTCCACCCTGTTTCTCATCGGGACCGTAGCCCTCGGGACCGAGACCTACAGCGTCCTCTCCGGCCAGTACGACGATGCCCGCTATCTGGAATTGGAGATGATGGACCGGCCGCCGGCCGGAAGGATCATCCGCCACTTCTCCGGCCGGAAGTTTATCGCCCTCGCCTCCGGGCTCGTTATCTGGACAGAAGAGTTTGATTACGATCATGTCCGGTATGCCGATAATTACCTCCAGCTTCCCGAAGCTGCTGACGTTATGGAGCCGGTAGACGACGGAATCTATTTCGCCTACGGCAATACCACGAAATTCTTTGCCGGCCGCGACCCGAAGGCGTTCATTGTCCACGACGTGTTTGATTACGGCGGGGTCCTTGGTACTGGGCACAAGATCGAGAATAGCGAACAGGTGGCATGGTTCTCGACCAGGGGCGCGATCATCGCCGGGCCTGGCGGGTCCGCTAGGAACATTCAAGAGAAAAACGTCGCACCGGACATCGGCCAGAGCGGCGCGATGATCCTGCGCGAAGAAAATGGAATCAGGCAACTTCTTGCCAGCCTGAAGGACTCGACAACTTCAACACTGGCATGCATGAGTTTTATGGAAGCAGAGGTCATCAGGAGAGGTGAATGATGGAAATTTTCGAGAAGCACAAGGTCGGCTTTGTCTATCTTTTCGAGTGTTTCGACAAGAACGGCAAGTTGAAGTGGCGGGAGAAGATCGGGAACATCATTCCGGATGTTGGGCTCGACTATCTGCTTGAGGCGGCCCTGGCCGGCGCGACCAGATATGCAGCATGGCATATCGGCATTTCCGAGACTGCCTATGCCCCGCTGGCTGGCGATGATATGGCCACCTTGCTTGCCGCAGCTCCGGAGTGCAAGAAGTACAGCGGAACCACCAGGAAAGCATTGACTGCCGACTCTGTGGCGAGCGGCCTCTGGTCAAACGCCGGGACTCCAGCGGAATTCACCTTTACCTCGTCCGCATCGGTCAAGGTTGGGTTCATCTCCTCAAGCAATGTCTGGGACAATACCACCGGCCTGCTGGTATCGGCCGTTCAGTTCCCGTCACCGAGATCGGTCGTGACTACGGATGTCCTCCGGGTCATTGCCGGGATCCAACTTATTTCCGCATAGGGGGTCATCATGTCCTTGTCTAACTTTTCAGAGAACCTTCTTCTCGACTGGCTTCTCACCGCAGGGGCGGCGACCAGGCCGACAACCTGGTTTCTCGCCCTGCATACCGGCGACCCGGGCGAGACCGGAGCGAACGAGATCGCCGCAACCGACTATGCCCGTCAGGCAATCGCCATGGGCGCCGCTGCTTCCGGGGCTTCGATCAGCACTGATTCCCAGGCGTTCACGACAACCGATGTCGGGGAGATTACGATCAACTATGTGACGATCTGGGATGATGACGGGACTCCGGCCGGAAACTGCCTGTTCAGTGGGGCAATGACCGTGCCGCGCCAGTTCAGCCAGGCCAAGCCGCTCACATTTGCCGCGGGCGATATCGTCTGCGCTCTCGATTAAGGAGGAAATCATGGCTTTCAAAATAAGCACCGGCTCACGAAATGCGATGCTCGCCGCGCTCAAGACCGCGTTGGATGGAGGGACGATCACCATCTACGACGACACGGCCGCGGAGCCGGCCAGCGCGAATGATGCCGTCCCTGGCGCGAGCGTCGCCCTGGTCGAAATTACCGAATCCGGTGACGGGGTAACTGGCCTGACCTTTGATGCTCCTGCGTCGGGACTCATGACAAAAGCAGCAGCCGAGGCGTGGCTCGGGACCAACATTGCCAGCGGGACGGCCTCCTGGTATCGATTTGTTTCGCCTACTGACGGCGGGGCGTCGAGCACGACTGATGTCCGCCTGCAAGGTTCGGTCGGAATACTCCTGGCCGACCTTCTGGTTGCGGACGCCTCGCTGATAATCACCGAAGAGCAGCGGATTGATTACTATGCTGTAGGCCTGCCGGCGGCAGCGTAAGAATGGCTCAGTCCAGAGGTATAGCGTGACCGAACTTCTCACCACCGAAATAGTTTCTGAGTTCGACCGGCGGTTCTTCGCCATCCCCTTCGGCAACTCTGACTTCCAGAACCGCAAGTTCGTTATGGAGGCGCAGTACACCCCGGAGCGGGCGTATCGCGCTCTCGGACTCCGACTGGCTGACCGGCTCCAGGCTCTGAACGAGGCCCGGTTCAGTCTTCAACGGCGAGAAGTGGACATCGAGGAACTGCAGGAAAAGCTTGCTGGTGACCTTCCGAAGTTCGAGCGCCGCCGGTTAGAGATCGACCTCGCCGAGAAGCAGTCCAACGCCAACTATACTGCCAAGATGGTCAACGATGCCCTAGTGGAAGTGGACACCTTGTGGACCGAGGCGCAGAAATTTCCGGAGTTTACCCGTGAGCAGTTCGAGTCCGCAGAGCAACAGCACTTCGAGATTCGGCTCAAGCGGCAGGTGCATGGGCTAACCGGGGCGGCCGACTCTCTTGACCTGATCACTGCGCACAACGGAGAGTTTGCCAAGATGCTGGAGTTTACCAAAACTAAGTTGATTGGGGGTTGAGAGTGGCTATCTGTGTCTGGAACAATCATGTACTGCAGGACGAAGACCCTTGCATTCTTGCTTCCGAGGGGATGGCTGCTGGTTGGGGGGCCGGGACAGATATAGGTGGAACGCTTGGAGCAATAGAGGGGATAGCTTTTTCGACTGAGGCCTCAGTATTCGCGGCCTCCACATTGACTTCGCCGCGGAGCATGGGCTGTGGGGTAACTGATGAGGCCGGAAGGGCTGGGTTTATACTTGGAGGGGCTGATAGCGGAGCATCCCCGGTTGCAACCGTGTCACGGTTTCTGTTCGACGGAGAATCGTGCTCTGACATTGCCGCAACGATAAGTACCCCATTATACAGTATGTGCGGGGTTCAGTCACTTACAGAAGGGTATGGAATGGGCGGCTGCACCAATGCGGTGAGCTCTACGTCAGTGATCAACAAGCTCACTTTCTCAGCACTCACCGCCGGAGCGGTAGCCGCTACGTTGGTGGCCGCCAGGCACAAAGCGGTAAATGCTGGACTGGTAGACCCCGCCGGGATTGGGTATTGTTGCGGTGGGTACACGTCGTACCCGACAAGGTCAAATGAGGTAGACGGGATAATCTTTGGAACAGACACGGCTGTAAACCCAGCCGCAGCCCTTAGCAGTACGCTGGCGGAAAGTATGGGGGCGAGTTCAGCAACTGCTGGGTATGTCATGGGCGGAGAATCAACCTCGTTTAATTCGTACATACGAAAGTTTGATTTTGCTGCGGAAACATTTTCTCTTTTGGCAGGAGTGTTGAGTGCAACAGTCAGCCGAGGGTGCGGAGTAAACTCCTTGACGGTCGGGTATACCCTTGGGGGGAATTCCAGTTCATTCGTGACTACAGATTCTATTGATGGTGTAGACTTTGCCTCTGATACCGGCAATAATCCATCGGCGGTGCTTTCAACCGCGAAAAGACACCAAGCGTCTCTGTCGAATAAAGTATAAAGTCAAGCTGATTGAGCCATGACATGGGAATTACTCCTGATGGAGACCGAAGCAAGAAATGGCTCTGGCTGGCGCGGAAAAAACTTGCGCAGTGTCGCGAGATCGGTCTTCAGTCGAAGTCCATAAAATACAATGGGTTCACCATTTCCGTGAAAGACCTTGACGGAATCGACGGGGGAAGGGTTCGGGCGCCGATGGGCGCCGTTATTTTATGCACCGGATCTGTTGACGGGCTTTTCGATCAGAAAACAAGGTTGATGACCGCCGACAACTGGGAAGGGGCGTTTATCCTGAATGGGTATCTCAATGTTGCAGAGTACCAATCAGCCGGCGTCGCAACCGTATTCTTCAAGGACTGGACTGACCAGGACATGATCGACGCCGGCGTTTCAATAGTCCCCGCGGAATTTTATACCATCGCCGACTATTATCCGCCGACCGTTCTGGTCGATACCTACCGGGAGACCATGCCCTTCCCTGTTGTCATGCCGTTCAAGGGCGGAGAGGCATACTGGGCCTGCCACTGTGGTATGTTTTGGAACGATGTCAATCTTGACGATTATCCGGACAATTCAGAAACGAACCACAAGTTCGAGGCGGTCCTCAACTATTACGCCGGCAACGGGGCGCAACTCGGCGGCAGGGTCTCGCTTTTCCAGGCGGTCAACTGGTCTGATGCGTCAATGCACTGCTTCCAGATGATCCCGGCCAGCGGGGTCTCGTTCGTCTCCTTCCAGAAATTTCTCAGCTACTTCACGTCCGGGGGCAAAAGGAAGATCGCCGATTATTACCAGATCGGAACGGAGACCACCTTGAACCCTCCACTCGGCGGCTGGCGGAACTGGCTCCTTGAGGACATGGATGTGGATCTCCCTGCGGACCTCCAGGTCGATATCAACGGCGCCAATACCTCCGTGAAGCCGGTCGGTTCGTATTCGTTTGCCCTGGCCAAAGATGATCACCCGACGATTCTTCATTGCGTGGACTTGACCAACACCTTCCCATGGCATGATGGCGGGTTCGACGAGGAGGTTTATTTCGGCAGCGGCGACGAGAACTGGCGGCTCTTCTACATTTTCAACACATGGCCAGAAACAGGGGCGGCAAATGTCTTTACCGTAAATGCCAGCAACTTCATCACCCTCCTGGACACTCTGCAGGGCGGGGATATAATTGACGGGGTCGGAGTTATTGACTGGGATCTGGCCAGGCTGATGATGTACCAGTTCTTTCCCTACCCGAACCATAACTATTTTGCCCCGGTCGATTCGGTCATGTTCCACGATGGCGACGGGAATGTCTACACCTGGACAAGGACTTACGGAGCAGTCAAGTTCGCGCCCACCGGTATGAGTTCGGTCGCGCTCAATATCCCGGCCGCTGCTGCGGGAACTGAATTTGTCCGCCCAACAATTTCCTATTGCGGGATTGTTTCCGGATCACAAATGTTCGTCTGCGTCAGCGAAAACATTCAGGCCCCGGCCCGGGTTGTCTCCGTGCATTACGGGTCACCTCTCCCAGGAGGATCGGGATGGACGGAACTCCAGGTGGCCCCGGCCGACACGCACCTTGTCTATGCCAGGCCGGTAAAGGTCGGGCTGAATGGTGCAGCCGCGCTTGAAGTCATAATGATAGGGGTACTTGAGGACGAAATAACCCCGGGGTATAATTTCGCATTTCTTGATTATGTGGCAGGCGTCGGGGAGTGGAAAAGCCTCGGGCGGCTCCCCGTTACTGCGGGCGATTATTACACCTGGTCGGCCGGATTCTTCGGGGAAGGCCCGCTTGTCAACGCCCTGCAGGAATTTCTGCACCCGCCCCCAGTTCTGCCACAGATGCCCGCAGGACCAGACCTCTACGCGGACTATGATCAGCCATGACGACTCTGACAAAAACGATTGAAGAAATTTACATTCCTGCGGTCCCCGGTGATCCTGGATTTCCCGGCAGCCCTTATGTCCCCGCGTACTGTGCGGAAGTAACAGGCACGGTATGCGGTATGGTTTGGTATGCTGGAGATGACGGTAGTGGTCTGGTTATCCCTGATATGGGTGGAGGGTATGGCGGCCCTCCCTCAGGTGGTTTTTTCCAGTGGGAGTGTTGGGAAGAAAGCAGTGTCGTCTGCTACCCAGAACAGCCGGAGGTTCCTTCAATCCCTCCTACCCCACCGACCCCTGAAATTAGAATCAGGAACCTCAACATAGGATGGAACTCGCACTCCAGGTCTTTTGAAGATATCGAGACCGAAAACTATATCGTCCTCACCTTTGGGACAGGGACGACCGGGGCGCTTGTCGTTCTCGGGAAAGATCATCGTGATTCAGAGATGCCTTCGCAGTTCTCGCACGGCATAGCGGTCGATGTTTCCGGGATCAAGGTCTATGAAAATGGCGTCCTCAAGCAGACCCTCGAAGCCGTGCAGAGTTCTCTTTCAGAGGTCAGGATATATCGGCGAGATTGGTTCGAGATAATCTATCACGTCATCCAGGCTGACGGCGATGACGTGATTGTGCGAAGCGCGGCCCCCATCACCTGGAAATATGGACGGCTTTACGCCTATTCCTGGCTTTACACCGGAGGCGACAAGGTTCTTACCATGGACATCGTTTCCGGGGAGATCGTAGACGGAGCATCCAGGATGGATGGAACATCCTCCATGTCCGGTTACGCGGGACAGACGGTAACTATGGAGGGCACAGGATCCCTCGTTACCTGGGGAATTTCCATGCTCGGGGCCGGGACATTATCCGTCCCGAATATGCCAGGCGCTTCCCGAATGGAGGGGACAAGCGATGGGTACTTCTACGCGAAACCGATATGCTCAGGAAACGCGAGCATAGGGGCGCTCGACGGAAAGGGCGGCGAGAAGATCCCGGGCTACGGGGCCTCCTTGTCCTATATGGAACCGCTGTACTCTTCAGCCTACGGCGGGATGTTCGTTCCAGCAGATCCGGTCACCGGCTATGTGATCATGAACGCCTTAGTCAGCGCGGCACACATGGTGACGACGCACATGATGACAGGAGCCGCGGACATTGGGGCTGTTGTTTCCCTCGGCGGCGATTTCCTCTATGGAGAAGCGCGTGATCAGCAAATCCAGCCGCTGACCAATATCGCCACCGATGCCGCATCTCCTTACCTGTTGATGATCGAGCCGATAATTGTCTATGACGATATTTATGGAATAGGCGCCCTGCTCATAGAGTTCACCAGTTCCGGAGCGATCTCAAGCGTGTTGACCGGTACGGTTGAGATGCTGCAGGAAATTATATCGGGGGGCACCGCGTCCGGGGCGTTCACCGTCACCGGCGACTTCAACGTCACTTCCCTCTCCACGGCATCAGCATTAACTAGGGGACGTGCTCTTGTCGGGACCAGGAGCGGCGCCGAGGAGGGGGAAACGGGCCTCCGGGTCTGGTGCGTCAACCTTAATGTTGATTCGGACGGTCAACCAGTCGGCGCGTCCGGGCAATACGAGCAATTCGGGTTCATTAGGTTCTTCAAAAGGGACGGGTACACTTACGGTATCGCCGACGATGGCATTTACAAGCTGACCGGGACCACGAACGACGGGGGAGATATTTCAACTA